AAATATTATGACAAAAGTATTTGACGCAACTAAATTTAGAAAAAGTATTACAAAATCTATCCAAGGATTAGGTATAGGATTCAATGATCCCACAGACTGGATATCAACAGGCAACTATGCATTAAACTATTTGATGACTGGTGATTTTCGTAAAGGTATTCCGTTAGGCAAAGTCACTGTGCTTGCCGGTGAGTCGGGTGCAGGCAAAAGTTACATAGCATCTGGAAACATAATTAAAAACGCACAAGAACAAGGCATATTTGTAATATTAATTGATACAGAAAATGCACTAGATGAGCAATGGTTACAAGCACTCAAAGTAGACACATCAGAAGACAAACTTTTAAAACTTAGTATGTCTATGGTAGATGATGTGGCAAAAACTGTAAGCGAATTCATGAAAGGCTACAAAGAGCAACATGCAGACAACAAAGAAGGTGCTCCAAAGGTACTATTTGTAATTGATTCTTTAGGCATGATGCTGACTCCAACAGATGTTAATCAGTTTGAAGCTGGTGAAATGAAAGGCGACCTAGGTCGTAAACCAAAGGCACTGACAGCACTTGTGAGAAACTGTGTAAACATGTTTGGATCTTGGAACGTTGGTATGATAGCAACTAACCATACATATGCATCACAAGATATGTTTGATCCAGATGATAAAATATCAGGTGGGCAAGGATTTATCTATGCGTCGAGTATTGTTGTCGCTATGAAAAAATTAAAACTAAAAGAAGATGAAAAAGGCAATAAAGTCACAGATGTAAGAGGCATAAGAGCCGCTTGTAAAGTCATGAAAACAAGATACGCCAAACCATTTGAAGGCGTACAAGTTAAGATTCCTTATGACACAGGTATGGATCCTTATAGTGGACTTGTTGATTTATTTGAGAAAAAAGGTGTGCTGACACAACAGGGAAATAGATTAAAATATATTGATTCCGCAGGAAATGAACACATTGAGTTCAGAAAAGCCTGGGTTGGAGATAAATTAGATATGCTTATGAAAGATTTTGATAAATTAAGCATAGACCAACCTAAGGAAAAATAATGGTAGAAATGACCCAAGAAGATATTGAACGTTTGTGGAACGCAGTTGTTCATTTTATCCCTGAAAAACAAAAGGCAGATGCCGCTATAGATTTTGTAAAATGTTTAGATGACATTGGTGTTGAACATGACGAAATCAAAGCAATTGGTGAATATGATCCAAAGCTTGAAGAAGCAGTAAACACAGTTTTTGAGGAATACGATGATGACACAGAAGACTACAGCGATCGATATGAAGACAATTAATTGGTACAGTGAAGTAAGTAGAAATCTCGACAAGATCCCTGATTGTATTACACATTTTGACATAGAACTACAGAATGCTAAAAAGGAAATACGTATATACGGCAATCTTGAAAAAGCATCAGCAGCACTTCCAGGCGTGGTTGAACAGAGATTCAACCAATTGCAACAGATCGAAGCTATCTTAAATTATCTTAATATTGAACTACGCAGAACAAGATCTAAATCTTTTAAAAAATTCTTAGAAAACTACAACAGAGCATTATCTAGTAGAGACGCTGAAAAATATGTAGATGGCGAACAGGACGTTGTTGATATGGAAAAAATAATAAATGAATTTGCACTCTTAAGAAATCAATGGTTAGGTATTACAAAAGGTCTAGACCAAAAACAATGGCAGATAACAAATATTGTTAAGTTAAGAGTTGCTGGTATGGAAGATGCCGACATCAGATAGAATCATTTTAACAGATGTAGATGGAGTGCTTTTGGAGTGGGAATATCATTTTACTCAATGGATGCTACAAAGAAATTATTATGATGACAAAGAGCAACGAGTATATCCTTACAAACTTTTACCAGACAAACAAAACACATATGAAATGGCAGACAGGTTTGGTCTTTCAATAACAGAAATTAGAAAAGAGATAAGAGAGTTCAATAAAAGTGCGTGGATGGGTACACAATGTCCAATGCCAGATTCACAAACTTGGGTTAAATTACTAGCAGCTGAAGGATGGACATTTATTCCTATTACATCACAAACTTCCGATATACCTGCACAAGAACTACGCAAAAAAAGACTTGGCGAACTGTTTGGTGATCATATTTTTAAAAACTATCACATACTTGATACTGGATCGGACAAAGACTCTGTGTTAGCAGAATTTCATAACACAGGTTTATATTTCATAGAAGACAAACCAAAAAATGCCCTTACAGGCCTAAAATATGGAGTAAGGCCTATTCTTATAGATCACCCATACAACCGTGATTTTCAGCACCCTGATGTAATCCGTGTAAATAATTGGAAACAAATACACGAATTATTACATGAAGATTTACGTAGGACACGATAGTAGAGAAGATATTGCATATCAAGTATGTGAACACTCAATAAAGCGAAGAGATCCATCTGCCGAAGTAATACCATTAAAACAAAAGCAAATGCGGGATCAAGGATTGTACACACGCCCTATTGATAAATTAGCATCAACAGAATTTACATTTACAAGATTTTTTGTGCCGTATCTCAATGACTTCAAAGGTTGGGCAGTGTTTTGCGATTGTGACTTCCTTTGGAAAATACCAAGTCATGACTTGATAAGATTCTGTGATTCGTCCAAAGCTGTTGTATGTGTACAACATGATTATACGCCTAAAGAAACTACAAAAATGGATGGGCAGACGCAGACAGTGTATCCAAGAAAAAATTGGAGTAGTATGGTATTATGGAACTGCGAACATCCTAAAAACAAAATACTTACTCCTGACTTACTAAACAGCGAGTCCCCAAAATTTTTACATAGATTTAGTTGGTTAGATGATAATGAAATTGGAATACTACCACATGAATACAATTGGCTTGTAGGCTGGTACAAAGAGCCAAATGATGGCACTCCAAAAATTTTACATTATACAGAGGGCGGACCTTGGTTTGATGGTTATAGAAATTGTGAATACAGTGACGATTGGAAAAAAGAATTAATTAATCTTTTTAGTTCATAATGATTTGGGATAAGGTTAAAAAAGACCACTTTTATAAAGAGCCTGTTGAATATTTTAGAACACAAACAATTTTTAGCCAAATTGAATACGAAAAACTTTATGAAAACCAAAATAATCTCCAACACAAGTACTGGCAAAATTTAAAAGATCAAACATACATGTCATGGACTTACCATAAGGATCTAGATCTAATAGATAAAACTAAAGATGTCACTTGTCTTTGGTTTTTCAAAGATAGGGGTGATAGAAACGCAGGAAATTATATTACATGTGAAGATAAAGTAATTGTATATTCTCCTAATACTTTTTTCTTTACTATGTTCAAAGACTATAAAGTTATTGCAAAAAAAAATAATATCCTTGAACGTCCAGTGGTTCAATTGGATATGTCAATTGAACAGTATCAAAAAATACTTAATCGTTTTCAATAAACTTTTTTAGACATTGTACATCAGAGTTAAGATGTCTTACTTTTACTTTGTGCCATGTTGCTTTATCACGCTCGGCAATATTTAAATTTGACCTAACCTGTGTAGCGGTAGTATCAAAAATTTTTTTTGCTTTAAAAATTACATTTGGCATAAACATACATCTGTTTATTTTTCTTGCAACTTTTTGTGTGTATTCATCAACCCAAAAGTGCCAAAAGAAAGGTGGTGCCAAATAACCTAAAGTATTAATCCAATTTTTGTGAACTGCAAAATGTGCCGCACCTAAAGGAGCATCATGCCAGAGTAAAGGTTCTGTCATCTCGTGTTGGCCAGATCCTTTTTTCCTACCATCACTTGGCACAACCATTAATATTTTTGATTTGTATTTGTTAATTTGATCAGCTATCATTGTATCCCAGCCTGCTGTTTGTATTTGCACATCATCACCCATTAGCATTACAATATCATGTTTAGCCCTATCGGCCATTTGATTCCAACTGAGGCATGTTGATTGATTTGGCCCAATTACATAATCTTCGCTAGATAATAAATCTTGGTACTCTTGCAAAGTTGGATCGTCACTATTGAGATAGAATAATATTTCAACATCATTATTAGCGGTGGATCTTGCAGAATTAACTAACCTTGCCGCAAGCTTAGGCCTGCCACGCGACGGTACTGAAAAGGATATCATATCAATTTTTTCTTCCAGGTATCCGGGGTATGCTCATTAATAATTTCCAAAGGCAAATGATATTGAAACTTTTTTGTGCCTCTAGTTCTAATATATTCTGCTGTTTTTTTCACTGACTGTCGCATATTTGTTGCTGTTCTATAACCTAACAAATTCCTAGCTTTGTCAGACGAGCATACTGCAAGTTTAACTTCTTTGGGTCTGTCTTTGTGATGTATAGGATCTAAATTTATACCTGTTTCATTAGCACAAGCTTCAGCTAACTCCATAATTGTTATTGGTTCTTCGTCAGGACCTATATTAATTACTTCACCAACAACATTATCTTGAAATGCTAGGGCGTTTAAACAATATAGACAATCATCAATATAACTAAAGCATCTTTTTTGTTCGCCATCTCCGTATATAATTGGTTGTTTGCCTTGTAACATTCTGTTCAACATTATTGACATCACGTTCCTAAATGGATCATCATACTTTTGTCTTGGTCCAACAATGTTATGAGGGACGGCTATTACATACTCAACTCCGTGC